GTCCACCATCAATCGCTGGGCGATTTGTTCGATGCTCAACGCGGCGATCTGGCCGAAGGCGGTCGAGGTCGTCTGGGCTTCATAGCTCAGCCCGCGCTTGTTGAAGGCCGTGTCGCCATATATGACGCGATTGGGCCGGACGCCGGTCGCGGTCGTCGCGGTGATCAGATCGGTCAGCAGGTCGCGGTCCGGATTCTTTCCGGAGCTGGTGTCCCAGGTCAAAGCCTGGTTGGTGGCGGCGGCGAGCAGGGCCGTGAAACCGCGGCGCAGCTCATTGCGGTAGAGCCGGCGGATCAGCTTCGCGGTTTTATCCGCCTGCCAGTTGCCGGTGACGTTGTCGAGGTCCGCGATGTAGGTCAGGCCCTTGTTGAGGGTCTTGTCCGTGACGTCGGTCTGCGTGTATTCGACCGCCTTGAAGTCCGAGCCGATGGCGCGCTCGTCGTCAATGGTCTCCGACAGGAATTCCTCGGCGTTATTCGCCTTCTTCCATTCGAAGCGGCGGCCGACGTTCACCGGCGGGGCGATGAAGTTGAGCGTGGCCTCGATGTCGTTGGGGTCCCGCCAGCCCACGGCGTAAGTCGTGAGCGGTTCGGAGAAGTAAGTCCCCACGAAACGCGAGTCGTTCGCGAAGAGGATTTGCCCGGCCTGATAGCCGGCGCCGCGGTCGGGCAGGATCAAGTCCGGCTCGGCGGTTATGATTGTGGAATTTTTCATGTTCAGTGTTTGGATCGGGAATTGTTGGTTGATTGTTTGGGCTCAGGGTTGCGGATCAGGGAACGACGCGCTGGACCGGGACGCAGTGGGCGATTTCGATGACATCGCCGTCCGCGGCTGCGGCCGTGATGGCGCGGCCGAGGATATACCAGGTGCCGGTCGTCGCCTTGAGGGTGATGATCTTGCCATCGCCGTTGCTCTGGACGAGAGCGCCGGCGGTGATGGCCGCCTGGGCGACGACCTTGATCGTCCCCTGGGCGGCGCCGAAGATCGCCACGTTGGCGGATTCCTCGGCCGCAGTGGGTTCATCAGTGCAAACGCCGAGCGGAATGTCGGTGTTCGCGGCCGAGGCGGCGATGTGATCGGCGTCGCTGCCCTGTTTCACGACGAAGAAACGCGTCGCGATGGCGGCATCAGCCAGGTAACTGCGATTGCCGGTCGCGCGCCTCCCCTCCGCAATGTTCGCGAAGTGGACTTTCGGTTTGCGCGCGCGCCAGGCCAGCAGCGCAATGGAGGCCAGCAATAGGCAGGCCACGATGATTTGAGTGAGCGTGAAGTTCATAATTTGGAATCGGTCAGTTGTTTTTGTCGTCGGTGGTTGAGGGCGTTCAGGCGGTCGCAGCCGCGGGTTTCATGGCCTCGAAGAGGGCCGGGTTGTTTTTCTGGACGCGGGCGAAGGCGGTGTCGTAATCGCTTTTGCTGCTTTCCATTTCCGTCTTTACGAGCGTCTGCACCGCCTCGCGGCGATCCGACACATTCGCGATGCTCACCTTGCGGTCGCCCATCTGCAGCGTCTTCGAGGTGGTGTTCATCGCCGGCGCGAGCTTGGAGAGCGCGTCGGACTCATTCGCGAAGTTGGTTTCGACTGCGAGCTTCGTCGCCCACTCGGGACGTTGCGCCAGTGTGATGCGGCCGGCTGTGACGGCGGTATCCAGGATTCCGTCGATCCGCGCCTTGCGCTCATTCGCGAAGGCCGCTTGCGCGGCGGCCACCTGTTGATTGAGGGTCTGGAGCGTCGTGTCCCTGTTGGCGACTGCGACCTTCAGGCCGTCTCGTTCATTCGCAAGCGTCGTCTTCTCGGTGTTGAGTGTGGCGATGCTGGCGATCTTGGGGTCGAGCTGCTTGAGGCCGGCTTCGACCTGCTCTTCAGTGGCTTCGTTGGCGACGGTGATCCCGTGCCCGCCCAGCCACGCAATGATTTTCTTCATGTCGGGTGCTTTCGTTTGTTGCTCGTTCATCAGGTGAACGGGCAGGTTTGGGTTGTTGGTCAGCCCGGCGGACTTGAGAAGTCCAGGGCGGAAAATCGGTTTGCCATCAGCGGCGGAATCGCCGGTCGCATCAGCGGTCCAATAGCCGGAGAAGGCGCGATAGCGTTTGTTCTCGACCAGGTCGCTGCCTTCATTCGTGAAAATCGGTTTGCAATAAAGTCCGTCGTCGCGGACCTGCAGGTCGGTGATCATCCCCTTCGAAACCTTATCGGGATATTCATTGGCAAACGCCGGCACATCGGGATGGCCGACATAGATCGGGCAGCCGGTGACGTAACGCTTGATGGTTTGCCAGGGAGTTTTGAACTTCGCGACCATCGCCTCGGCGGCCGGGCGGTCGAGCTTCTGGAGCGCTGGAAACAATTTCCAGGAACCGTCCGCCTGGCGAAGCATCGCGCGGCCGGGATAATCGCCGAAGGGCGCGAGCTGCGCCCAGCCATCGGCGCCGACGCTCAGCTCGTTCGTGAACGTGGCGACCGCCATCGATTCATCAGTGTTCGCGAACGAGGAGGTGCGTCGACCCATGGTTGGAAAGAAGTGAATTTTCATTTGAGCGTGGGTTTATTTTCCGCGCCGGCGACGAAGGCGCGGGCGAGGATGGAATTGATTTCGGCGGCGGAACTTGGATCGGCCAGGATGTCGCTCTTGAGCTGCTCGAAATCGGCCAGCAATTTGCGCAGCTTGATTTCGCGCAGCTCCGGATCGGCGATGCGCAGGACCGCGTCGAGGCGCTGGCGCAGTGGTTCGAGATCGGAGGCCACTGCTCTGGCAAGGGCTTCTGCCTGGGCCGCTTCATTTGCGATTTCCGACTGCTTGCGCAGGGCCACCGGATTTACGAGCGATGGGTCGGTGGGTGCTGCGGGAGCTGCGGGCGCCTGCAGGAGTTCGTCCGAAGCATCGGGAACTGGGCGGCCGTAGAATTCCAGCCGGTTCTGCAACGCGAGCGGCGCGCCGGCGCTAAGCAGGAATTCATCCACCTTCAATTCCAGTTCGAGATTCTTTTTCTCGGGGACCGTGATCTTGAGGTAAGCCAGGCATTCGACGCCGGGACCGAAGGTGTATTCGAGGACCTGCTCGGAAATGCGGTTCAGCGTTTCGCTGATCCATTGCGCATCGTCGGTTTCGAGCACGGCGGTTTCGTCGCCTTGAAGTGTCGCGCCGACGGAATCCTTCTGCGACGAAGTGCCGAGGTCGCCGCCGCGCCAGAGCCGCGTCATCTCCTGATCCATGCGTTCGACCAGCGGTTCGAACGGCTGATTGCCCTGGGTCTTGGTCTCGACCAGGTCAATCGAGGCGGAGGAATTGCAGACGGCCGCCCAATCGGTGGCGAAGCCAGCTAACGCATCCTTCATCGCGTTCCACTCCGGCGAATCAATGCCGGCATCTGTCTTGCCGAGCAGGCCGGGCAGGCCGAACTTTTCGGAGAACGCGACCCAGTCCTTCAGCGACATGTGCTTGAAGATGTAGGCAACCGAGCAGGCTTCCATGATGCCGTCGCCCACGGTGACGAGCCATTGCTCGGGCGGCATGTCGATGCCTTGCAGTGCGAATTCCTGTTGGAGAAAACGCAGCCGGCCGGTCGTCCCTTCAAACCACCAGAGCGGACAGAAAACAAATTGCGCGGTCAGACCATTGGGCGAAGGCTGCCAGACGATTTCATGGACGGCGTAACGCTTGCCGACCGCATCCATCATTTGCCGGACGAGGAGCGAGAGGCCGCCCTGCTCGTTGGGTTCGAGCGCGGAGGTCGCCGAGACGTTGTTGAAGAAGTATTCGAGAACTTCCTTCTGCTTTTGCGCCTCGGGCGTGTCGTCGGTGACTAAAATCTCCCAGCCGCGCCGGGCGACGGCTTTCTTCCGTTTCGGTGCAACCGTCTGCAACCGGGTGTCGCGCCGCTCCATGGCGTCCCAGGTGATCGCCAGCTCGCGGAAGTAACCAAGCCGGAATTGGTCGAGATAACGCGAAAGGAGGTCCGGCGTCAGGTTGCGGATCGGGTTGAAGCGCGACCGGATGGAAAGCAGGACCCTTTCCGGCGTGGCGACCGATTGCTTCGGCAGGATGGCAACAGCGGCCTCAGCCACGAGGCACCTCCAAACCGGGCAAAAATTTCCCATCATGACGACCGCGGCTTGCAAATCCTTGGTCGCTGCGCCGTGCCGCGCCTATTGTGCAGGCATCTTGCGTCGCCGACGCGGGCATGACCGCAGCTTTTACGTCCTGGGGCATTTGTGCGCGAATCGTCATTTCGGGGTGATGATGAACTCGGGGAAGGTTTGGCCGCCGTGAGTGCGGACATTCAGTGCCCGGTTTTCGGTCTGAGTGACCCGTATGCGGCAGCCTTTGAAGAGCCGGCGATTGTCTTCGCTGCCGTTCACCGTCAGCAACCATTTGCCGCGGACGGCCGCCAGGCGCTCTCGCAGCTCCTTCATTTGCTCGGGCGTCCAAGCCGAGTAGGTCTTCAGCTTCGAGCCGACATAGGGCGGATCGAGGAAGAAAAACGTCCCCGCTGAATCATAGAGCTTGAGGATGCGTTCGTATGGCAGATGCTCGATGGTCACGCGGTCGAGCCGCTTGTGTGCCTCGCCGAGAAGGGCCGCGTTGCCCTCGCGCGAAAATCCGCCGCCGCCCCCGCCGGTCCTCGAAATGGCAAAATCCTTCATGTTCGAACCGAAGGAGGTTTTGTTGCGGGCGAGGAAACGGACTGCGCGCTGGATTTCGGTCAGGCCCGGCTGCTGCAGGAAGTCGCTCAGGTTTTTGCGCGAGCCGAGGATGAAATCCACTTCGCGAAGAATTTCCGGCAGGTGATATTGGACATTGCGATAGAGCGCGATCAGGTCACCGTTGATGTCGTTGATGACTTCGACCTTGCTGCGTTCCTTCGCCAGCAGCAGCGCGAGGCCGCCGCCGAAGGGCTCGACGTAACAGATATGCGGTTTGATCAGCGGCATCAACTTCGGCAGCAGCCGGCTCTTGCCGCCGGGCCAGCGAAGGATCGGTTTGGTGCGCGTCATACCAGGAGCCCCTGTCTTCGGTTGATGCGTGAAGGATTGCGGCCGGGAATAATGACCGGCGTATAAGTGAATGGGCCGCTCTTACCGATCAACTCATGGACCGCCAGTTTGCTCGCGTCGAAAGTGTCGCCGTGCCAGCCTTCGGGCGAAGGTTCGCAAACAAACTTCCCGCGATCCTTCCGGACCAGGCGATGGTCCATCTTCACATAAGATTGAGGCGGCAGCGTGAGATGGTTATCATCGAGGATGCCGACGTATTGGCTGCCGAGGTATTCCTTCCAGTTCGTCGGCTTGTCGAGGCCCGGTTTTTCAAAGCTCTCGCTGGCGACGATCAAATGGACCGGGAGAATGTTCCGAAACTTTTTGCGAACCGCCTCGGCGAAGTATTTCTCGTTGGTCGCGTCAATCGCCAGGCCGCGCGGCCGGCCGCCCGGCCGGGCCGAGGCAATGCGAATGAGCGCCTCGATGCGTTCCATCGCCACATCCGGATCGCGCGTCTTCCAGGCGAAGATGGCGCGGACCAGGATTTCCGCGCCTTCCTGTTCGGCAATGGAAAATGCGGAGGGATTGCTCGTCTCGTTCGTCGTCGTGGCGACATCCAGCCCGAGCCCAATGCGGTTGGCCGGGTGAATATTTTTCGCGAGCCAATTGAGCCCGGCCAGAAAATCCGCGTCGTCCTCGATCTGGAAACATTCGCATTTGCCGACTCCGCGTTCCTGGGCAACTCCCATCAGCGCCAGGTCGCAAGCCGC